CCCATTGGCAATATACAAGACACTCCAATTCAAGATATTGTAAACAATGTAAAGAATATTCATACACGATTTAACATGATTATCAATGAACCTGGTCCACGATGCTCTCCGTGTTATGAGTTAGAAACCCAAAAGAAAAGTTTTGATATCATTAGTGATCGAGTGTTTTATCTCAAAGAACTCAAATCAGTTCCTCTTAGTACCTATGATGAACCAACTACATTTGATTTACACACAGTTGATGTACGCTGGAGTAATCTTTGTAATTTTTCCTGTGTATACTGCGGACCGCAATTCAGCAGCCAATGGGTCGACGAATTGGCTATCAAAGTTGAGACTCCGGAAGAAAACAAGAAACGTCAATTCAAGGATTATATATTTGGTCATGCTGCTCAATTAAAACATGTGTACATGGCCGGAGGTGAACCATTATTGATGAAAGAAAATTTAGAATTCCTGGAACTGCTTAAAGAAAAAAATCCCGAAGTTAATTTACGCATAAACACAAATTTAAGCAAGGTTGATACACATACATTTGACTTGGTGTGTACGTTTAAAAATGTACACTGGGTTATAAGTGTTGAGTCCATGGAACAAGAATATGAGTACATCAGATATGGTGGAAAATGGGCAGATTTCCTGGATAACTTGAACATTGTTCGGAAGTTAAATCATAAAGTATCCTTTAACATGCTGCATTTTTTATTGAATTATCAGTCAATCTTTAATTGTGTGGACTTCTTGAAAGGCCTGAAATTTCACAATAACAGTTTTATTATTGGTGCTTTAACAGGACCTGACTATTTAAACATTAGACATCTACCTGACAATATGCTAGACTTAGTCAAGGAGCAATTAATGACAAGAATTAACGAACATCCCGGATTCTTATTAGAAAACGGATATCGTAATGTATTAGAACATATTAACCAACCAGTAGAAAAGAATTTAGCCGAATCGTTTGATCAAATAAAAATTCTGGATCAACGGCGAGGCCTAGATAGCACTAAAATTTTTAAGGACCTATATCATGGCAAAACCATTTGACGTATCAAAATTTCGAAAAAATATCACTAAAGCAATTGATGGCATTAGTGTGGGCTTTACAGATCCAACAGACTGGATCTCAACAAACAACTTTGCACTAAACTACCTTATCAGCGGAGACTTTAATAAAGGTATACCCATGGGCAAGGTTACTGTGTTTGCCGGGGAATCCGGTGCAGGAAAAAGTTTTATCTGTTCGGGCAATTTAGTTAAAAATGCACAACAGCAGGGTATCTATGTTATTCTTGTTGATACTGAAAATGCGCTAGATGAAGCCTGGTTGCATGCATTGGGCGTGGATACCAGTGAAGATAAAATGCTTAAACTTAACCTGGCCATGATTGATGATGTAGCCAAAGTCATCAGCGATTTTGTCAAGGAGTACAAGACACTGCCCGAAGAAGGTAGGCCCAAAGTGCTATTTGTCCTGGACAGCCTGGGTATGTTGTTAACACCCACTGACGTTAACCAGTTTGAAGCAGGTGAAATGAAGGGTGATATGGGCCGTAAACCCAAGGCACTTACCAGTCTGGTACGTAACTGTGTAAACATGTTTGGTAATTTAAATATTGGTCTAGTATGTACCAATCACACTTATGCAAGTCAAGACATGTTTGATCCTGACGACAAGATATCGGGTGGACAAGGCTTTATCTATGCCAGCAGTATTGTTGTTGCCATGAAGAAGCTCAAACTCAAAGAAGATGAGGATGGCAACAAGATAAGTGAAGTTAAAGGTATTAGAGCCGCTTGCAAGATTATGAAAACACGTTACAATAAACCATTTGAAAGTGTCCAAGTTAAGATTCCTTATGAAACAGGCATGAATCCATATAGCGGACTAGTGGATATGTTTGAGAGTAAAGGACTATTAAAGAAAGAAGGCAACAGTCTAAGTTATACGCTAGCAGACGGTACAGTTATCAAGCAATTCCGCAAAGCCTGGGAACGTAACGAAGATAGTAGTTTAGATCGAGTGATGGTGAATTTTACAGCGAATCCACATCAACAAGTAGTGGAGCCAGATCTGGTACCAGAAGACATTGAATAAAATAATTGAAGTTGCACCTACTGAGCAATATTTTAGTCTGACTTGGAAAATTGGACTAAGGTGTAACTACGATTGTATGTATTGTTCTCCCACTTATCATAATGATACTGACACTGCTCATAGTTTAGCTCAGTTGCAACAAGCATGGATAAGTTTACATTCTCAAACATCATTACGAAAACTAAAATATAAAATTGGTTTTTCAGGAGGTGAACCCACTGTTAACAAGAATTTTTTACCTTTTATTAAGTGGCTAAGGCTGTACTATGGTAATGACATAATAAAAATTCTGGTAACAACCAATGGAAGCGCAAATTTACAGTATTATCTAAAGCTATATAAGTATGTTGACAATATTTCATTCAGTACACATTCCGAACACATGGACGAAACCAAGTTTTTTGATACAATCATAGCACTGCACAATAAATTGGCACCAGATAAGTTTTTACATGTAAACATAATGAATGAATTTTGGAATCAGGACAGAATTGAATATTATAAAAAAATATTATCAGATCATTCTGTCAGTTTTACTGTAAATGAAATCGATTACTCACACCAAACACGTAATATTCCAATTTTTAAAGGTAAGTTAAATCTTGAACTTTAAAAATCAACCATATTACAATTGCTCGATTAAACTATCCACTGGTGAAACATACAATGTTGGCGCCAATTGGATTCACAACCAACAACTAGATTTTTGGAAAGGTTGGGAGTGTGATGCAGGGTATAATAGAATACATATTGACTCTGATTTTACCGTGTTGAGTGGGGAATGTTCAAATGACAATTTAGGAAATTTACTTACAGGATGGCAGTTGTTTAGTGGCCCATCGATATGTAAAAAAGAAAGATGCACCGGTTGTACAGACGATTTATTAATTTTTAAAAAGGAACCATAACTATGTCTATAGATGTAGAAGTATTAGGTGAAGCGTATATCATCATGAAGCAGTATATTTCAGTTAAAGATCGACAAGAAGTGGCAGACAATCTAATGAGCGTTATGGTGGATCTGTTAAGTGATTTGGAATTAAAAGAATTTGCAAGTGCTGATAATTTCTTATCTCGTGCGTTAACTGAATATTCTGTAGAAGAAAACGAAGACGAAGATTATGAGGATTAACCTTGTCTGATAGGGATTACTATTGTTCTCGAAAGTTTACTGAATTATCGGTCAACTTAGAAAATCGTTCTGTGGCTTCGTGTTGTTCAGCAGCCTTTCAAAGAATTAATTTTAATAATTTAAAATCGAACAATATTGCAAATGTTGATTTTTTAGTAAATGACAGAACGGCAATGCTCAACAACCAGGCTGTTGATAGTTGCAGGGAATATTGTTGGAATCTTGAAGATGTTGGACAATTGAGTGTCAGGCAAACTGGCGGTACTAACATAAAGACGCACCAATCAACCAAAATTGATAGCCTAAATTCCATAGACATTGTTATTGGCAGTCGATGTAATTTAACCTGTTCGTACTGCTGCAAAAATTATAGTAGAACATGGTTGCAAGACATAGTAAAAAATGGCAGCTACGATATTAAAAATGAAGGTAACAAGTATTCTTTAACTGCAAGGGATCATGTGGTCAAAAATCTGTCGCAGTCAAATTTGTACTCGGGACAAAATTTTGAACTATTGTTAAACAGTTTAACTGAAATGTTTGAATCAGTAGATCATATACAAATAAGCGGGGGCGAACCTTTTTTATATGATTTCACATTTGATTTAATCAAACAAATTCCAAAAAATGTAAAAGTGACTGTGTATACTGGGACTGGTATAGATATAATTAAATTTGCAGGTAGATTGGATGAGTTAAAGTCATTTCCTAATTTAAAAATTGCAATCAGTTCTGAAAATGTGGGGCATTTTTATGAGTTTAATCGCTTTGGTCAAAGCTTTGAAAATTTTGATAAAATTGTAAAACTAATTAAAAAATCTGGAATACAATATATTTTTTCATCAGTTCTAAGTAACCTTACAATTTTTGGATTTATTGATTTTTTAAAATATGCAGATGCGCCAATCAAGCAGCAATTTTGTAACTCCCCCGCTTTCATGAATATAACTGTTCTCGACGAGTATACTAAATCTCAGTTATTGGAATCCTATCGAGATCAAAATGATGGTCGATTGAATGTAATTATTCAAAATTTGGAAAATAGTACACTTTGTTCCGAATTTGACAGAAAGAATTTATCTACTTTTTTTAAAGAATTCTCTAGTAGAAGAAATTTGAACACCAGTATATTTCCCTCAAGTTTTCTAAAATGGATTGATACATAATGTGGTATAATAAAGTAGTTGCAGATCTTTCAAAGATTCCTGATTTCATTGATTATTATGAAGGTGAGCTTGCACAGGCTAAAAGTGAAACTTATATTAAAGGTAACGTGGAAAAGTCTGTTGCAAACCTCCCCGGCATCACTGAGCATCGTTTTAATCAATTGCAAGAAATTGAAGCTGTTCTTAACTACTTAAATATACAGTTACGTAAAATTAGACGTAAACATTTTCAAAAGTATCTCGAATCTTATGCCAGATCACTGACTAGTAGAGATGCTGAAAAGTATGTTGACGGTGAGGATGAGGTGATTGATTTTGAGACTATCATCAATGAGGTTGCGCTTATAAGAAATAAATGGCTGGGTGTTATGAAAGGCCTTGAGAGTAAAAACTTTATGTTGGGTCATGTGGTACGATTGCGTACAGCAGGTATGGAGGATATTGTAATATGATAGACGTTAGAGAAGATGCCAGAAACTTGTTGGCAGAATTTTATTTGTGCTTACACGCAAAACCACGATACAACGCTGTGGATATTCAATTAGAAAAAGATGCATGCACCAAGTGGGCAAATCATCTGATCAGACAAATAAACTGGGGTGAAGACACTGATGTCGCAGAAGCATGCCATCAACTTGAATCAAGACTGATTCCCTTAAAGAAAAAAGTTATTATAGAGGTTTTAACAAATGGTACTGTTTAAAAATGCACAAGAAAGTCATGCACACAGTTTAGAAACTTTAAATTTATTTTACATGTATGATAGTTTTCTTGACAGTCTAGAATTTATTGCTGATTTTGGGTGTGGATCTGGATTAGATTTAGAATGGTGGGCAACCCTGGAAACCAGAGATGATCCTCCCGAGCCTAGGAACTATAAATGTATTGGCGTAGACACCAATTTAAAAAGTATAGCACAAAATAAAAATATACCCAATATACCAAATATTCGAATCCTTGAACAAGATTTCGATCAGAATGATCAGCCAGTTCCCAGAACAATTGATTTTATCTGGTCGCATGACTCATTTCAATATGTGACTAACCCGTTGCATACGTTAAAGATATGGAATAAACAACTTAATGTAAATGGTATGATGGTTCTAATTTTCCCTCAACAAGTGCATTACGCATACAATCGATTACAAAATGCAAGTTGGTACGGGTG